GTTTAGTGTAATGATAAAACCAGACCAGATAACTACGCCTAGACGCACCATGGCTCCTAGTATTTGCATCTGTTCGTCATGGTCATCTACATTCTCTTTTATTTTTCTGAGGATGCCTTTCTTTTCTGGCGGTTTTGTTTCCATTTGTTTATCTTGCCTTGTAAAAACTTTTGTATTTTATCTTTCAACGCATTTATTACAGGTTGTGTAACAGTCGCAGCTGCTACAGCAGTCACAGCAGTAACTGATGCAGCGACTAAGACTTCTTGCGATGGTAAAGTGATACTAGGTAAGGGTGGAAAGTGTATTTTTGGGGGTGGGTTTTCTTCTGTTTGCACCTCCTTTGTACCTTCGGGTCTTCGTAAATCTTGCGGAGGTACGACCAAAGGTTGATATGAGGGAACATCTGCTGTAGGGAGAGGTAAAGAAGGAGTTTGTATTGTTGTTACGGTTGGGAGCTTGATAAATGGGACTTCCATGCATCTTTTACCTCTTGTGTCCAGACTGCGTTACATATTGCAACGACCTCGTTTGGTTCAGATCTTTGACTTAAATCCATGTCTGGAGTTAATACATATCTGTGAAAAGATCTTGTGAGTTCTTTGCCATCTTTTTTGATGACTGTTGCTTGACGTACTTGTACTTGTTTGTACTGACCAACAACTTCTATCTTGTCGTATTCTAGTGATTCGGTTAATGCCATTAGGATTAATCTCCGATTAAAACAGGTTTAGGCTTAGTTTATAGACATAGCTTCGGTCTATGAGGTTGCATAACAACCAAAACCCCAAATATGTCTAAGGTTGTAAATTTCTCCGTTGCCATGAAGCACCAATTGAGGAGTTGAGTCAATATAATTATTAATTCGTTGTCCACTAGCATCACCTTTATATGTACCTATATTCATAGTAGAGTTTATACTACTAATGGTGCTAGAAGCAAAAGGTAATCCAGTAATTATAGAAGTACCATTTATATTGATACCCATATTATTACCACTTTGGAAAATATCAAAAGTAAAATATACCATATTACCAATCTTTCTATAGACATTTATTCTGTTTGTCGGACTACCACCATTAGTAACGTAACTTATAGACGGTGTCCAAGTACCCTCCTCATAGTCATCGAGTGCATGATTTGATCCATTAGATCCACCAAACTGAATTCCATTACTATTAATTTTTATTCTTTCAGACCCACCAACTATGAACTTCATGTGGTCGCCATTGTGGTCATACTTTATTGCACCTACATCAGCATCATCTGGAGCACCAAAAAGTAAATTAGATTCTTTACCATTACCACCAGCTAAAATCTGTATTGTAGATTCATTAGAATCTGTAGCTTTTACTGATAACTCATAGTTAGGATAATCATTATTAATACCTACATAATTATTAGATTGATAACCAATAACCATGTTGTTATGGCCACCTCTTCTAAAAATATGTTGTGATCCATATTCATTAGATTCACTATTTATTGCATCATAAACAGCAGCACCATCATTTTGACTTGCTCCAGTAGCTTGGCTTGTACCAATTTTAAGTCCTCTGTCTGAAGTACCTTGACCAACAATATGTAGTAATGACGTATCATTAGCTACGTCTTGTAACTTTAAGGTATTACTTGTGTAAGTCATATTTGACTCACCGTTTAAAGTATTAGCAGTACCAGAGCCAGTAATAACTCTGTCGTCTGCGTTGTTGTTTATTGTTGTACCAGATACAGTCTCAAATGTAGGATCTGCTCCGTTGTTTGCACGTAGGAACTTACCATTGTTAGATGATGTGCCGTGTGCAAACTTGTCTAGTGTTATAGCTTCAGCAGCTATTTTAGCTCCTGTAACCGCACCATCTGCTAATCTAGATGAAGTTATAGCTGACCCTGCTATTGCTGGTGTACCTACTGCATTGTCCGCTATCTTAGCTGCTGTTACAGCATCGTCAGCTATATGATCTGTATCTATACTTCCGTCAGTATAGTGCTCAGAGTTTATAGCATCATCAGCTATCTTAGCTCCAGTAACTGCGTCTGCTGCAATCTTAGCTGTTGTTACACCACCGTCTGCTAACGCACCAGTAATATATAGTATACCGTTCATGGCTGCATGACTGGTACACTGATAGTATAGAACATCAGGAGCATCGTGCTGTACTTCTACAATAACTGTACCACTACCAGCGTTGTTTGTAACGCCAGTGTTGTATGCAGTACCGCTTGCTCCAGA